GGTGACGTCAAGCTGGGAGAGATGAAAGGCGAGTACGGTCTAGCTCGTGAACAGAACCTTCCCAGTATGATGGGGTTTCTGACTGGTGCTAGGCAGGCCAGCGAGAAGTACGAGAAGGACGTCGCCAAGCGGGTCAAGGACTACAGCAACTGGTGGGACAAAGAGCGTGCGTCAGGCGAGCGGGGGTCTGCGCGCGTGCAGGAGCTGAAGGCTAAGGGGCAGGCTACGCAGGCTATGCGCAGCAAGTATGCCCAGGGCAGGGGCTGGGGCTACTGATGATCGGTGTCGGTAGAGCAGCGCGCGTTGTCGGCACGGCTACGGTCACGGATGCGTGGCGTACCGATGCCGACACGCAGTTCGCGCAGTGGGCTTCCGTGTCGAAATACGACCCTGGGGTCAACGAGGGCGCAGCTGTCTACGACACGAACCACTACTACACCCGTTTTTTGGCTGATACGGCTGGGACGTTCGACTTCTACGTGCAGTTGAGTGGCCCAGCTACGGGTAGAGAGCGTATTCGGTGGTCAATTGACGGCGCAGACACCGATTTTGTCGAGTTTGACCAGACGCGAGTCAACGACAGCGGCGTTTTGGAGCTAGCGCCAACGAAAGGGCGCGATCAGGTGCGTTTCCGCGCCACGATCAAGGAGCGCAACGGCTGGTTCCACCCCCGTCGCATGGTTTTGACGCTCGATAGCGCCGATCAGTGCGAGCTTGTCGACGGTCCGACGACTCTGGTGCTCATTATCTACAGCCGAAAGGACCCGCCGCGCATCACGCTGACCGGCGGGCCGATGACGCTGGGGCCGACAGACACCTGTGACTTCAACGTGGTGGACAGCACTGGTGCTGCCTACACCATGGCCAACCTGATTGACCCTATTACGGTGTACTTCCGTGTTTACCAGACTTCTGACACCTGGAAGACGCCTCTGCCCGACGTTATCCGCATTGACGGCGACCCAGAAACGGACCCGCGCGATCAGAAGGTCACGTTCACCTCTGCGAGCCCTGCGACGCAGACTGTTACGTTCATTGCGTACAGCGGCAGCGGCAGCTACACGCTGGAAGCGCTTATCGAGCGCGGGGCGCTGAAGTACGCGGCCGAGCAGTTCGACGCGGACACCGGTATCAAGAACCTGACTGGGTACTACGTCCACCGCGACGAGAACCAGTGGTGCTTTAGCAACGACTTCGCCCGCCTGCGGCAGGACAACTACGGTCTATACGACAAAGACGGATGGCACCCCGGTTACCCGACTGGCTATGGATTTGGCGGGCATACCACGACGACCGAAGCACAGGATTTCGTACGTTTCGAGACCCAGAGTGCTGTGACTCCAGTGACGGACCCGATCACGGGGAACTCGATGGAGTGGTGGGTCAACACGAACCAAGTCACCGCTGGGCCCAGCTATACAAGACAGCTCTTTACCGTGCAATACTGCGGTGGGCCATGGATCGGTCACGTCCCCCCCGGCGCTGGTGAGAACTTTGTGCGTGCGGCGTATCGCTTCGAGCCGTTTAAGAGCGAGGACGCGGACCACCAGCACGAGGTGATGAGCGTTGGCTACCGCGCGCGTCAGGTGGCGCGTAGCAGCAGCGTGCAGTTCAGGGCGCGGAACGTGGTCGGCGCTAACGGTCACGGCACGTTTGGCCCTCAGGACCAGCCCTACATTGCGTGGACACAGAACACCGTTGGTGTTGCAGGCGATTCGATCACCATCACCGACTACGAGGGCACATCTGCCACCTTTACCGCAGGTGCGGAATACGCAGTCGGCTCTACTGCGGACGACACTGCGCAAAACATCGTAGACGCCGTTAACGGGTCGTCTCTCAAAGTAATTGCTCTAAAGGCCGGGTCGACTGTTGCCGTTAAGCAGGGCGAGGTAAACGGCACGCACCCCGGAGTACCGGCATACAACGCGTCTGGCGACCATACAGACCGCCTAGCCGCCACAGGTGGTGGCTTCGATTCGCGAGTGACCTTTCTAACGTCCAAGAGGTTCGTCTCAACGGCCATTGTAGACGCCTCTGGCAACGACTGCCGACCGACTGCTGTCGGCGGTACGACAGGCGAGTACTACTACGACTCCGAGACCGGCACCGAGCTGTGGTTCTGGTCGATGAAGAACATGTGGGGTCGTCAGCCGAACGCTGTGGTGTCAGGCATCTTGACCAACAGCGCCCCTGAGCGCCTGAGCGTCTCGGCGTGGAACATCTGGTACGGCGTGCGGCGCGACCCGATCTGGGGCCTGACGCTGTGGATGGTCAACTACGTGCCGGATGAGCCTGGATCTTTCGACCCTACTGCGGCGCACGACACGACGCTGGCCTACCGATACAACGACGGCGACGCGACTAACACGCGCTCGTTTAGCGCGTGGGGGTACAGCGGATCTGACATCGTCAGGACGCCTGCAGAGCCCGGGTGGCTAATCGAGAGCACTGAGACTGCGTACCAGCCGCTAGTAGATGACGGGTACAGCACTGATGACTGCAAGGGCTGGGACTTCGCGGACTACAGCAAGTGCCTCATGGTGTTCAACCCGGTCTGGGTCAGCAACTTCGACGGCAGCGACGACATCGCGACGTTCAACGACGTCAAGACCAACAGCCTCGGCAACCTGATCCACAGCATCCAAATGCAGATCGACACTGAGGCTAACGTTGCCGGGTGGCCTGACTTCTTCCCTGCGCAGCTGTACAACTGGTGGAGCCCGCGCGGTAACTGCACGGCCTTCGACGACACCCGTCCAACCATTGCCATCACCGTCTAATGAGCCAGACAGTCAAAATCGACGTGACCGAGGGCAACGACGTCTGGTTCGCCCACCGGATCACGCTGCCTAACCAGCAGTACCTAGAGAACGCTGCTGCGGCTAAGTCAAACGGCACCGCGTTGTCGGGGGACATCATTACGGTGGACCTAATCCGTGACAGCGCAACCGGCTCGACGCGGCGCGTCAAGCGCATCGCCACAATCACCGACACGGCTGCGGTGGCCGACTACGTGTTTAACACGCTGCAGTACACATTCTGGGACGGCTACGACGACATCGGCTACAACTTCCTGTTTCGCCTGACGGAGTCGGGCACGAACGGGGACGAGACGTGGAAGCTGGAGGGCGGCAACAACTACTACATCGAGTTTTCTGTCGCGACCCAGAACTACGGAACGATCCGCTGGGCCAACAAAATCTACGTCACGGGGCTGATTAGCCGATGAGTGAGGTCGTCCACAACTACACCCCTTACGGCGCTGCGCGTGAGTTGTGGACATTGGCGCCTGCCGAGCTGTTGCTTGAAGGCCCTGCAGGTACGGGTAAGACGCGCGCGCTGTTGGAGTGGATCAACTACCTATGCGAGGCGTACCCCGGCATCCGCGTTCTCATGCTTCGTCAAACAAGAGAGTCGCTGGCCGAATCAGTGCTAGTTACTTTCGAGCAGGAAGTATTGTGGCCTGGGCACCCCGCTATTCACGGCTCTGCAGGCCGGAACAACCGGCAGAACTACCACTACCCAAACGGTTCGCACATCGTGCTAGGCGGGCTCGACAAGCCGGAAAAGACCTTCTCGACGCAGTACGACGTCATCTCGGTCTTCGAGGCGCGTGAGATCGACCAGCACAGCTGGGAGTACCTGTCTCGTGCAAACCGTAACTTCGTGATGCCCTGGCAGATGCGCATCGCGGATACGAACCCCGCAGGCGAGTACCATTGGCTGAACCAGTACTTCCCGCAGGGCTTCCGTGAGGTGCCCGAACGGCACAAGAAGGACCAGAAGCTGCGGCTGCTCTCCCGTCACCAGGACAATCCTACCTACTGGGACCACGAGAAGGGCAAGTGGACTAAGCGCGGTGACGCCTACGTCAACGGCATCCTCGCTAACCTGCCGCACGGTGCTCGTCGGGCCAACCTCTACGAGGGCCGCTGGGCCAGCGAGGAGGGCGTCATCTTCGAGGAGTGGGACCCGAGCATCCACATCATCGACAAGGAGGACGCGCCGGAGTTCAAGTGGTGCTTCGCCTCCTACGACAAAGGCCTGCGTCACCCGGGCTGCCTGCAAATCTGGGGCGTCAACGACGACCGGATGTACCGTATTGCGGAGATATACCGCACAAACGAGACGCAGGACTGGTGGGCAGAGCACGTGGTCAAGTACCACAAGAAGTACGACCTGCAAGCACTGGTCTGTGACCCGAGCGAGCCTGAGTACATCAAGGTCTTCAATGACCGGTTGGGGCACGCACGGGGGCGGAACGGTAACCGTATCGCCCGGAAGGCGCGTAACGCCATTCGCACCGGTATCGACATGGTGCGGTGGGGTTTAAGCAAAGCCGACAACGGCCCCCGTATCTTCATCCTGCGCGACAGCCTTGTTGGTCGAGACAAGGACCGCGTAGAGAAGAAGAAGCCGTACTGCCTTGAGGACGAGATGGCTAGCTACATCTGGACCAAGAGTCGGGACGGCAAACCTGTGAAGGAGAGACCTGACCCGACGTGCAGTGACCACGCCATTGACTGCCTACGGTATGCGGCCATGTTCATGTGGAACCGTGACATGGCGGTCGAGGACAGCGGATGGGACTACCCTGACAACAGCTTCGGCAAACTGCTTAACCACAAGGAAGTGAAAGGAGTCCCCTATGTCGTTTAACGACCCCGAGAACGCGATGGAGGAGGTCAAGGCTGCGATCGAGTATCGCAACCGCCACCTCAAGTCGCTGAACGACCAAGTCCAGCGCTTCCACGGTCCGCACTACAAGAAGGACACGTACACGGTTGGCGAGGACTACGCGCCGGAGAACACGTACTACGAGTACGTGTCGTTGATGATCCCCAAGCTGATCTTCGACAACCCGCGCGTGCAGGTGAACAGCCGCAAGCCGGGACCGGTGAACGACGTGGCTACGGCTCTGCGTTACGGGCTCAACCGCTGGGTGCGTGACTGCGTGCTGCGTAAGCGCCTTGTCGAGCTGGCGACCGACATGCTGTTCAGCTACGGCGTTGCGGTCGTGCGCGAGGACGCTGCCAACACCAGCGGTGGCGCGATCAACCTGCCTGAGCAGGACGTGCAGAAGCCGAGCAAGACCATGTGGCCGGTGGTCGAGCGCGTCAGCCAAAAGCAGTTCATCATCGACCCGGGATGCAGCCGCCCCAGTGACGCGCTGTTTATGGGCCACGAGTATCGCCGCACCCGTAAGGAGCTGCTGGCGATGGCCGACAAGGAGCCGGGCTGGGACAAGGAGTCCATCCGTGAGGCTGCTGCCTCTGACGTCGACCGCGACGAGGGCAGCCAGCGCAAGTACCCCGACCGTGACGAGATCGTCGTCTACGAGGTGTGGGTGCCGGACTACGAGATGGAGGAGAGCCCGGGCCCCAAGATGGGCTTCCACGGCACCATCCTGACCCTAGCCAGCTGCGCGTCGCCTGAGGGGGCACAGCCCCTTGGCCGCTACCTGCGTAAGCCGCGCCCGTACTACGGTCCGCGCACGGGCCCGTACAGCATCTTCGGCGTCTACAAGGTGCCGGACAGCCCCATCCCCCTCAGCCCGCTGACGGCTGTGGAGGCTCAGATTGGCGACCTGAACCAGCACGTTCGGGCGGCCAGCAACAGCATGATGAAGCACAAGCGCATCGTGGGGGTCAACGACCCGCGCACCGCGCAGCTCGTCAAGGACACTGGTCACGATTACGTCGCGGTCGTTCCCTTCGAGGACGGTCGCGCAATGGTTCAGGAGTTTGAACTTGGCGGACAAACAGAACAGCAAGCCCGCTGGATCGCTACGTGCCGCGAGCGGGCAGACCGGGCACTCGGGATGGACGAAGCGCTGCGTGGAGCGGTATCTGGAGCTGGTACGGCAACGGAACACACCATCGCGTCTGAGGCCGCAAATACACGTATCGCGTACATTAAGCAAGCGTTCTCGGACTCAGTGACTGCGGTGCTGGAGAAGGTTGCCTTCTACATGTACCACGACGACCGCATCGTCTTCCCCCTGGGTAGCGAGGTCGCACGGCAGATGGGGCTGCCGCCTGACGCTGCGCCTTACTTCGAGGGCGGTGGCCACGACGACGCTGAGGGCTACGGGTTCGAGGACCTTGAGCTTGAGATCGAGCCCTACAGCATGGAGCGTGCCTCCGAGGGCATGGCGCAGAAGCGCGCCATGGAGATGCACAGCCTGATCCTGAACACGCTGCCTGCCATGGCCCAGTACCCGGACTACCCGTGGCTGGACCACTTCCAGAAGATCGGCAACGCAATGAACGCTCCTGACCTGCCTGAGCTGGTGCGTCCTGAGCTGTTGGCGCGTCTGGCGCAGGATCTGCAGCGCATGCAGCAGACTCAAGCTCAGGTGGCGCTAAAGAGCGCTACCCCGATGATGCAGGTCCAGGCTGGGCAGCCCGGCAAGCCTGTGCAGACATCGCAGCCGAGCAAGGAGCTGCCGAACGCTGGGCAGCAAATGAGTCGTGTTCTTGGCGCTATGCAGCAGCAGGCGCCGACTGGTCCCCCGCAAGGAGGTACAAGTGGCGCGTAAGAAGAGTAAGGGCACGATGCCCAAGCGCTTCTCTGTCAAGAGTGGTGAT